AATTTAACCTAAAAAGCCGTAATTATGAATAAAATGCCATTAAACGTAATAGAAGCAAGGGGTAAAAAACACCTTACAAAAGCAGAGAAAGAACAGCGCAAAAACGAGCAGGTGGAAGTAGCTAAATGTAAAATAAGGTGCCCAGATTACGTGCGCAAAAATTCTGATGCTTACAAAAAATGGCGCGAGGTTTCATCTCTTTTGCAGGATTCAGAACTTCTTGAGGCTACCGATGTGGGATCATTAGCGCGTTATTGCATGGCTCATGCTGAATATTTGGATTTGATCAATTTGCGTGAACAGGTTTCAAATATTGAGGAGTTTACACTCGAAGAAGACTTCAAAATACAGGGTGAACTTGAAAACAATTTAGGTTCAAAAGAAGCTGCAAATATGTGGAAAAAGGTAGAATTTATCTTTTCTTCTCAGGCAGTGTTGCAGTTCGACAAAGCTATAAACCAGAAAATGACAGTCATGCAGGGACTTGAAGATAGATTCTGTTTGAACTTACTTGCCAGAACAAAAACCACAATTACTAAACAAACAGAAAAACAGCAAACCCCACTTGAGCAAGCTGGTTTTGCAAATGTCTGACTTAAAAACTCAGCTTATTAAATATTCCAACGATGTAATATCTGGTAAAATTGTTTCATGCCAGAAACACAAATGGGCCTGCATTAGGTTTTTGCGGGATATCGACCGAGAAGATACAGAAGAATTCCCCTACATTTTTAAAATCGAAAAAGCAGGGCGGTTCTTCAAATGGATGCGACTTTTCAAGCATCGCAAAGGTGTTTTGAAGGGTAAAAATATTGAACCAGCACCAATTCAGCTTTTCATATTTGGCAATATTTATGGTTGGTATCATCGCGATACATTGCTTCGTAGGTTCAATAAGTTTTACTGGCAAGTAGCACGTAAAAACGCTAAATCTCAATCGTTATCAGTTGTTGCCAGTTACGAGCTTATGGCATTTGATGAAAATGGCTTAGAGGCTTCTGAAGTGTATTGTGCCGCTACAAAGACAGAGCAAGCTAAAATAGTATACGATGAGACAGTTGCCATGCTTAACGGGTGCGTTGCGCTAAAGGGCACTTATACTACAGCATATGGAAGGATAACCCATAATAAAACATTGTCGGTAATGAGGGCGTTGTCGGAAGAAGACAAAAAAACAGGTGACGGACTAAACCCTCAATGCGGAATTATTGATGAGTACCACGCCCACGAAACACCAGAGGTTTATGAGATTATAGATTCAGGTATGGGTGCCCGTGAACAGCCATTACTTGCCATTATAACAACTGCTGGTTTTGACCCCAACAACCCATGTAAACGCGTTGAATATGCCCTTGTAACAAAAATATTGAACCCTGATAACGATTTCGAGCTTGATTCATACTTTGCGATGATCAACGAACTCGAAATGAACGACACTCTTGATGAGATAGTTTTGCCTGATGGTAAAAAGGTTGCCCCTGGAGAAATGATTGATGATATCAACGACGAATCAACATGGGAAAAGGCAAATCCGATAATATGCTCTTATGAGGTAGGAAAAGACTACCTGCGCAAAAAAATAAAAGAGGCTAACGGAGCCCCTGAAAAAATGCGTAACCTTAAAACGAAGCATTTTAATATTTGGGTAAATGAAAAAGAAATAGGATATATGAATCTGGTGAAGTGGGCTGCTTGCGGTCAATCAGATGGCGATTTACTGCCAGTGGTAAACGGAACATACAAATACACTCCTTTTTGCGGAGTTGATTTGAGCTCTACTATCGATCTGACCTCAGTATCTTACGTTTTCAACCTGCAGGACGGTGGGCAATATGTAAAATCACACTCATTTATGCCAGAAGCCACTGTTGATGACGCCGAAAAGCGCGACAAGGTTCCATATCGAATGTGGATTTCTCAGGGATGGATTACAGCGACACCAGGTAGTGAAGTTGATTATCACATGGTTTTACAGTGGATTAAGGACCAGTATAAAACTAATAATTGGGGCAAGGGCGAGGTATGTTACGACCGGCATTTAATGACTTGGTTGCAGAAGGAACTTGAAAAAGCAGGATTTGAGCCGATAGATATTCCACAGAGCTATACCGGATTATCTCTTGCCACTAAAGATTTACGCGCAAAGGTGATAAATAAAAAAATAATACATGAGAACGATCCTGTGTTAAATTGGGCTATGAGTAATGCAGTGGTACGTTGTGGCCCGTCTGAAAATATTATGTTGGACAAGTCTGCTGCTCGGTTTAGGATTGACCCGGTTGCGTCTTTGGTAAATGCTATGGTGAGGGCTATTGCAAACGAAATGGTCGATCATGTTTATGAAAAAAGGGGAATGCGTACACTTTGAAGAAATTTAACGAATACTATCAAAATTCAGTTTTATCTAAAAAAAAAGGTGGGAAAGTAAACCGTTTATGCTGGTCGTGTGGCCATAAATGGGACGGATGGGCGCGTGAAAAATGCCCTAAGTGTGAAAAAAAACACATTGTTTTAAAATAATTGTTGATTCTTGAATCAATTTTTCGTATTATGCATTTATATAAACCGTACCTAAAAGGTGAAAATGAACCTCTTTAATCGTCTAAAACTTGCTGTAAATCAAAGCTCATGGGATAAGTTTATGAGCGATTTTATGTCAGGTAACGACGTTTCAGGAGATTCAAACATTAATATTAAGGGTAATAATGCCCTAAAATTAAATGCTGTTTGGGGTTGTTTGCGTGTAATCGGAGAAACTTTTGCTTCTGTTCCATATAATGAATTTAAGAAAATAGACGATAAGACGCGAGACAAAACGAACGATACTGGCCTTTACGACATACTCCATAATCAACCAAACGACGAAATGACCCCGTTTTCGTTTAAGGAAATGTCAACTTACCAGATAAATCTCGGTGGAGACTTCGTTGCAAGAAAAGAGTACACAAGATACGGAGAATTAAGGGGCTTGTATCCTTTTGAATGGCAAACTGTAGATATTGATAGGGAAAAAGATTCTCCAAACAGATTAAGATACAATGTTTCAAAAAATGGATCTGCTGAGAAACAAATTTATTATAGATCAGATGTGTTGCATATACCTGGACCGAGTTTAAATGGTATTACCGGCATGTCTCCTATACAATATGCTTCGGAATCCATAAAGTTAGGCATGACTCTTGAACGAGTTGGTAATAGAGCTTTTAAAAATGGTACGTTTCCTTCGGGTGGGTTTGAGCACCCTGGTGAACTAAAAGAAGAAGCGTATAAACGTTTAAAATCTGATCTTGATAGTCAATGGTCTGGTGAAAATAATTTTGGCAAACCTATTTTACTTGAAGATGGGTTAAAATTTAACCCGTTTAAAATAAGTCTTGCAGACATGCAGATCCTTGAGAGCAGAAGATTTACTACAGAGGAAATATGTAGAATATACCGTGTTCCTCCTCATCTTGTAAGCGATTTGCAGCGGTCTACTAATAATAATATTGAGCAACAAAGCCTTGAATTTATTATGTATACCATGCTGCCTTGGTTCAAAAGATATGAAGATGGAATAAACTGCCAATTACTTACTAAGGAACAACGAAAACAAGGCTACTACATCGAGGCAAATGTTTCAGCCTTGCTTCGCGGTGATCAGAAGAGTATGGCAGAAGCATTTGCAAGTGGTCGCCAATGGGGATGGTTATCTGTTAATGATATTCGCAGGCTTTTGAATATGAATCCTATTGAAGGTGGATATACTTATCTTCAGCCTATGAATATGGTCCCGGTTGGAACAGTACCAACCGGAGATAATTACAAAAAAATACTTGACGATATTTGTTCACTGATTGAATTAAAGGGGAAATAAATGCCTTTCAACATGATAAATAAAGGTGATAAAACTGGAGAAATAAATATTTATGGTGCTATAGGTAACTCGAAATGGAATGAAGAAGATACCACCCCTACTGATTTTAAAAGACAGCTTGATGCACTTGGAGACGTAGAGTTTTTGAACGTTTTTATTAATTCCCCGGGTGGTGGAATATATGCAGGAATCACAATTTACGATATTTTAAAAAATCATCCAGCGGCAGTAAAAACAATTGGACAGGGTATAGTTGCCAGTATAGCAACTGTTATTTTTCAGGCTGGCGATGAGCGTGTAATGATTAAAAATGGAACTATGTACCTTCATAACCCTATGGGCTGCATGTGCGGGTACGCTACTGAGATGAGAAAGTATGCCGATCTTCTTGATAAAGCAAAAGTTCCAATCCTTAAGTCGTTTGACAATATAAAAATTAGCGAAACACGCCTTGCGCAGCTAATGGATGAAGAAACAACACTAAACGCTTCAGAAGTGGTAAAAATGGGGCTTGCAGATTACATAGAAGATAGAAAAGTTAAGGCTTCAGTAAAAAACTGCATTGTTTCATTTAATAACGTTGAGTTTAATTCTGATATTTTCAAAAATTTTGATTTGTCAAAAATTGAATTGTTCGATGGTGAAAAAACAGAACCTATTCAAATGGTAAAAAATGACAGTGAGGTTGCTGCTGAAATGGAACGAAGATATCATTTAATGAATGAGCTTAATGGTGAAATAGCCAATATTGAAATTTCAACAATCTGAAAGGGGTAAATATGAACCCGTATTTAGCAAAAATGAAGGCGTCTAAATCTGCTATGGAAGCACTTCTTGCAAAATCTAAGGCTGATAATGACCGTGTTTTTACTGCAGAAGAATCAACGCAGTTTGAGGCACACAAAAAAGAATTTGACGGATTCAAAGCAATGGCAGACGCTTGGAACGAATCGAATTCAATTGATGCAACTCTAACAGAACCGGCAAACAATTCTGTACCAGCTGCACGCATCGATGTGGTTAAAAATGAAAAAGTTTTTAAAACGCTCACAGCCCAGCTTTCTGCAATAAAAAATGCTGCTACTTCAGGTGTTGTTGACAATCGTCTTAACATCGTAAACGCTGCGCTTGGGCAGCAATCTGGTGTTGGAAAAGACGGTGGTTTTGCAATTCAGGAAGATTTTGCCGGTATCATGATGGATTCAGCAATCAAAGACGATCCGTTTTTGAGTTTGCTTGATTCATACAACGTATCAGCAAACAGTAATGCTGTTGAGTGGGTTGATGTTGATGAAAAAGGAAGCATTGAACAATATATTTTCGGTGGTGTTAAACCGTATTGGGCTGCTGAAGCTTCAACTGTTGATGTTTCAAAAATACAGCTTAAAGAACGTAAACTTGAGCTTCAAAAGCTTATGATGTTCTTTTACACCACACTTGAAATGTCCGAAGATTCTAACACCTTCAGCGAACAACTTATGACTCGGGCTGCAACACTTGCAATACGTCGTGAGCTTATGAATTGCGTTGTGAGTGCAAATGGCACTGGAGTAGGAAAGCCAAAAAGCATTTTGAACAGCGGGGCCATTGTTTCTGTTGCAAAAGAAGCTGAACAGGTTGCCGCTACTGTTAATTACAAAAACATTGTCGGAATGTATCACCGTGCTTTGAACAAAAATCAGAACGTATGGCTCGTACATCCCGACGTTTCTGAACAGTTTGAGTTCCTTGAATTTCCCGTTGGTGTTGGCGGTGTTCCTGTTTACCTTTCTGCAAGCTCTGTCGGCCAACTTACGAGTCTTAAGGGTCGCCCGATTTACGAAAGCGATCATTGCTCTGCACTTGGTACGGTTGGCGACATCATGTTTGTAGACCCAAAAGAGTACATGATGATTTACAAGGGTGGTCTGCGTCAAGATGCGTCAATTCACGTTCAATTCCTTACTGCACAGAACTGTTTCAGGTTCATTTTCCGTGCTAACGGTATGCCGAAGCGTGAAACAAACATCAAGATCAAGAACAGCTCAAAAGAAAGAACACCGTATGTTACTCTCGCGACCAGAGCGTAATTGATTGTGTTTTTTTAACAGTTTATTTGAAACTTAAAGCAAAGAAGGATAAATATGGAAGAGATTCTTGGATGTAAAAGTGTGATCGGATCGGTTGTACCGCAGTCGTGTGCGGGTGCTGTGGCTGGAGATTGCATAAGCCTTAAAAACGCACTTCGATGTGTTGTTCTGGTTACACTTGGCGTAATCAATAATTCAGTTACCGTTGCCATTACTCAGGCTCAAAATGTAGCTAAACTTGGAGCAAAAGCACTGCTATTTACCCATGTTTGGCGGCAGGGTGGTAAAATAACTGTTACTCCACTTGCTGGAACTTTTGCTGTTGGAGAAGTTGTTACAGGTGGAACCAGTTCGGCAACTGGAATCATCTATCAAATCACAACCAGCTTTGCAATTTTGCATACAATTACCGGAACGTTTCAGACAGCAGAAACGCTTACAGGTGGAACAAGCGGGGCAACAGCAACTTCAACATCTGCGTTGCTTAATGCAGGGATGAAAATGAGGGTGCCTTTGGCATCTGCAGCAAGTACTGTTGCTCTTACCAATGGTAGTGAAACATACGAAATTGAGATTGATCCTTCAACACTTGATGTAGCAAACAATTTCGACTGCATTACAGCTGGAGTATCAGCGGTTGCTGGTGGCGCTGGTCTTGCTGCTATTTCTTATCTTGTAGAAGAGCGGTTCGTTGAAGATCCGAAGCTTTCAATCCTGATCGATTAACCACAGCGGGGAAACCCGCTTTAACTTTGAGGTAAAAATGAGTCACAATATACGTTCCAAATGGGTTTCTGGGAATCTCCAGTTTTTTGATGAGGTTTCCGGTGACAACATTCTGACAATTGATGGAGCAAACAAGGCAATTGATATTGCATCTATCCGTCAGAATGGGGTTGCAGGCATTGAGGTTAGTTCACTTCGTGATGCTTCGATTACGGCAACAAAACTTGCCAATGGAGCTGGCCTTGGTGCTTTAGTTGCCGCTGGTATTGGAGCTTCTGCATCTTATACCAAAGCTTCAACCGGTGCAAATGATTTGGCTGTTGCGGATGCTGCAGCACGGGCATGCATTTGCGTTGTAGTAGTTACTGAGGTATTTGCAAACGGTACAGGTGCACAAACAACTTTCACCATTGGAGACGAAAGTTCTGCTGCAAGCATAATGGCATCTTCAAAACTGACTGGGGCAACCCTTGGTAGTGTATTTGCCTTTGCTGGACAAATAACAGCATCTGAAAAACTTGTTGTAACTGCTGGAGCGGCAACCGGTACTGGAACCGGAGCTATCTCTGTAACTGCATTACTTCTTCCTGAAGCATAAAAATGTGTAATGGTAGAGCAACAATATACGCTAAACCTGCGATAGAGCCATTAACTTTATCGCAGGTACTTGCACATACCCACGCAGATTCTGGTCCTGAAGATGATACCCTGTTGCTTTATCTTGAGGCTGCACGATTAAAAGCCGAAGAGTACCAACGACGTGCTTATATAAATCAGACTATTGATTGTATTTTCGATGAATACCCAGATACCCCTATTTTGTTGCCAATGTCACCAGTATCAGAAGTAACGAGCATAAAAATATACGACACAGAAGACACTGAAACATCTCTCGACTTAGATAATTTTAACATTGATTACGCATCAGACCCAGCTCGTATATCTCACAATTATTCGTTGACATGGCCCACTACAATGCTACGGCCTTCTGGCGGATTGGTTATAAGGTACACTGCTGGATACGGTGCTACAGCCTCAGATGTTCCGGCAACGGCCCGAATGGCAATATTACTTCTGGTTGGATTCTGGTACGATAAAAAAGGTATGGATCAAGATCCGCCTAAAGCGTTTTATGACCTGTTAAGGCCAGATCGGTTGAAGTTGGGGCAGAAGGATGATTAAGCGAAACCCAGAAAACTATACTATCCAGCAAGCTTGTAAAAGAATAGTTTTCAAACAGGCTATTCAAACTAAAGACGGCGAAGGTGGATTTGTCACAACATGGGTAAACTTTTTACCACGATGGGCTGCAATATTACCTATAAAAGCGCAACAAGTTTTTAATTTTAAATCGGTAAATGTTGAAGCCACGCACTATATTAAGACAAGAGGATATCTGACATTACCAACAGGAACCAAGTGGGCAGGTTCGTCATGGGTTATTGAGTGGTCAGGATTAGAAGGTGAAACAGTTAAAATTGAATACAAAATCGGCAGCGGTTCATTTTCATCGATAATAAGCAGCACTGCAAACGACGGTTCATATGCCTGGACTGTTCAGACAAACGCAATAGGTGAAAACGTGGTAATACGAGTTACTGATATCACGGCTCCTGCAGAATACTTTGAGCTTGCACCTGCACTTGTTGTTGCAAGTACAGTGATAAATAGGGAAGCAAACGAAAAAGACCGTATATTTTATGGTTCACGTGAGTTTGAAATATTAACGATTGAAGATATACAGGAAAAAAACTTTTCAAAATTTATTACGTGTAAGGAATTACGATGATAGTAAAATTTGAAAGTGAAATAAATAAATTTATTAAAGACCTGTCGAGACATGAACGAAAACAGAGGAAAAAAGGTGCCGCAGTAATTCGAAATGAAATAAAGCGACGTGCAAGAGCTGTGAAAATAAAAGGTAATCTTGAAAAAGGTGTATATCAATCTAATACTGAAAATGCATCTTTTGTCGGAACACATGCGCCAGGGTATCAAAACTTTCTTGTTGAGTTTGGGCATTTCATAGGAAAAAAAGGCTCTACAGATCGTAAATGGGTAAAACCACACCCAATAGTATATCCTTCATTTGAAGCAAAAGCAGCAGAATGTGAACGCATAATGTCTGAGCAGGTGCCATAATGTTTGAAAAAACTGTTATAAATAAGCTGTTGACAGATTCGACATTGACAGGGTTACTGTCAGTATTTGAGGGGTCACCGGCTATTTTTTCAGATGAGGCTCCAGAATGTGCCACTATGCCGTACATGGTAGTTGCCATACAAGGCACTACCTCAGAGGGGCCGGTGCAGCAATTCAGGGTTGACGTGGATTTTTTTGACTATAACAAATCACGAAAAAACTCACGCATAGCAGCACAGCAAATTGAATATGATCTTGACGATAACAGGTTAACGAGTGAACGATATATAGACTTAAGATTTATGCTTTTTTCTGGTCCAACATCGATACAAGGTGACGACCCCAGAGATATACGTGTAAACCTACAATTTGATGTTCGCGCCACTCGTTCAAAATGGATGATTACAACAAAATAGGAGGATACAATGTCTCTCAAAAAAACAGGCGTTACCGCAGATACTTTCGAGCGGTTGCTTTATGATTCTGGTATGGCTTATGTTAATTATGGGCTCGGTACTCAGCGCCTTATTGGCGCAACAAACGGTGGAAACAAAATCGATATCATACCGGCAATAAGAAAAATGCCATTTGACGGTATTACTGATATTGACGTTATTGGAGACAAGAGAATGACTGGTATAAGCGTAAAGCTTACTCTTAATATCTCTGAATGGTCTACCAACAACGTTATTGCTGCACTCCCTGGGGCTGCTTCTGCCACCGGCTCAACCCATGACGTAATCACCAGAATACGACAGATTGCAAGCACTGATTATTTCACAAACGTTGCAATTGTTTACGAAAAATCAGGCACTGCAGAATTGTTCGTTGTTAAAATCAGCAATGCAATAGCTTTGAACGGTCTTTCGCTTGATGGTAAAGACAATGCAGAAGCAGTTAACACTATTGAGTTTACCGCTCATTACAGCACAACCGACCTTGCAACAGAACCGTGGTCAATCAGCAATCCTCTTGAAACAGGTAGTGGTGTTTATACTCTCACCTATCTTGCAGGTGCAAATGGTAGCATTATCGGGAACCCTTCACAGAATGTTGCAGATGGTGAAGACGGTGCAAGTGTATATGCTGCACCTGATGCGTTGTATGAGTTCTCACAGTGGTCTGACGCATCTACAGACAATCCAAGACAAGACACTGCAGTTTCTGCAGATGTAACTGTTACAGCATCTTTTACACTGGCGTAATAAATGACAATTAAAATACGAGAACTGAAGATTAAAGACGGTCGTGCACTTGTTAAGATAATGAGGAAACTTATTTCTGATATAAAACAGGTGTGGCTGTCTGGTATAGTTTCAGATTCTCCAAAAAAAGAAGATCAGAAACCTGACGATGATAACCTTGAAAAGCTCGGTATAGTATTCGTTGATGTGATTGAAAAAGGATTGCAATACATTGACGAAGATATTACCGAGTGGTTTGCATCGTTGTGCAATATGACTGTTGAAGAGTATCTTGAAAATGCTCCTATTAATGCCGAGTTTGAAATAATCAAGCAGATTAAGGGGGATGAGAAGTTCAAAGATTTTTTATCTGGTCTATCTGCCGTGTTCAACGTAGACGCTCTTTTGTCGAAAGCGTCATCAGCGATGAAAGATCGGTTTCCTTCAGTTTTCAGTTAAAGATTGATGAATTAAATGAGTTGACATATTCCGAATACTTATACTATTTGGAATGTGTCAACGAAAATAAAAAACAATCTGAGAAACTGGCTTGTTTTACAGCATGGCAGATAATGGTTGCAAGTGGATACAAAACACCATACGAAAAACATCTTGAACTTATGGGAATTGTTGAACCTAAAACCA